GTGTAACCATCACGGCACTTCACACGAATCTCGACATCGTGGTACTGGAGCGCCACGAGGGGGAGACACTTCGTCCAGTCTTCACCAAAGAAGAAGGGAATCATGTAGTAGTTTCCGGAGTGGTTCTCCTTACGGGTGTTTGTGGTCGTAGCGAAAGAAGCTTTGGCGGCCGAGTCACGCATGAGAGGGTTGTGTACACCTTGGATGTAGAGAGAATCGAGCTGAGACACCTTCTGACCACCAATCCACAGCTGAAATTCAGTGGGGCTGGAGGCACCGGCGGAAAATAAACCGTCATCGTTAGTCATCACGTTCGAGATGAGGGTATCCTCTATCCAAATGTAGCTCATGAGATCACCCTTCGAGCGAATGGGAATGGTAACCTCGTTGTTCGCACCGAAAGTACCGATGTAGTCCAGGCGCTCAGGCTTCATGGCGAAGTTGGTGTAGCGTTTGTAGTTCTGACGGAAGAAGCTGACCTGGGGGTCACCCGTGATGTAGACATCCTGGGCGCCCACCGACACAAGCTCAATTAAAGCAGCAGACATTTATTAATAAACGATATTAAAATTTTCGCTCAATGTAAACATATGGTCGTCTTCCAAGCTCTCACATGGGAGGCGAGGGACACAGACGAAGAACACTTAATCAGTATCTTTGGAAAGACGGAGGATGGTAAATCTGTGTGTGTCACCACATCTTTTGACCCCTACTTCTTTGTAAAACTCCCCCGTGGAACGACTCAACAAGATGTCAAGATTCTGTTTAATGAACTGAATCGTCTTCGAGAGAATTGTGTGACAAGCTATAGTCTGACGAAACAGAAGGATGTATGGGGATTTCAAAACAATGAAGAGTTCAACTACATGCACTTAAACTTCAAGACCCTCGAGGCTAGGCGCCGAATCAACTCCCTCTTCATGTACAACAACGACTTCAAAAAGTATCACGTCTATGAATCAAACCTTGACCCCGTCCTGAGGCTCATGCACCGAACTGGGATTCAATCTACTGGGTGGTTGGACTCTGGTTCGGATTGTGTACGCTCCCATCTTGCCAAGGTTGATATTGACCTGTGGTGCAACGATTGGACAACCCTCAAACCCGTGGCTCGAGATGACATCGCGCCGTTTGTTGTAGCTTCTGTGGATATTGAGTGTAATAGTTCAACGGGTAAATTCCCTGATGCTGACATCCCTGGTGATGCCTGTTTCCAGATAGCGGTGTCCCTGTGTACATTCGGAAACGATGAACCATATGAAAAGGTTTGCCTTTGCTATAAAAAGACTGAGGGTCCAGGTGTCGTAAGCTTCGACACGGAGAGGGAGATGCTCCTGGCATTCAAGGATTACCTGCACGACAAGGACATCGACATCATCACGGGTTGGAACATCTTCGGATTTGACCTTGAGTACATTTACAAACGTGCAGCAATGACTGGGTGTGGCATGGGTTTCTATCAGATGGGTAAACTTCATGACACGGAGTCACACCTTCTCCACAAGAAGTTGAGTTCGAGTGCATTGGGTGACAACTTCCTGAAACTTCTACCGATGCCTGGACGATTCATTTTTGATTTGTTTCATGAAGTAAAGAAGGGGTACAAGTTGGATTCCTACAAACTCAACGAAGTTTCGAAGCTCTACCTGGGTGACCAGAAGATTGACATGTCCCCAAAGGAGATGTTTGCACGGTACAAGGAGGAAGATCCCGTAAAGTTGGGTGAAGTTGCAGAGTACTGTATCAAGGATACACTCCTCCCACACAGACTCATGAAGAAGTTGTGTACCTTACTGAACCTTCTAGAGATGGCGAAGGCGACATGGGTACCCCTATGCTTCCTGGTTGAGCGTGGGCAGCAGATTAAGGTGTTTAGTCAGTTGACAAAGAAGGCACGGGAGCTTGGATACATGGTACCGACTATCAAGTATGGTTCGATTCCAGAGGAGCCCTATGAGGGTGCGACCGTCCTAGAGGCTCAGAAGGGTGCCTACTACACACCAATCACAGCTCTAGATTTTGAAGCACTGTATCCATCAATCATGACAGCCCACAATCTCTGCTATTCCACCCTAGTGATGGATGAGAGGAGGTACGGCAACGTCCCTGGTGTTGAGTATGAGACGTTCAGTGTTGGTGACCGTACCTATAAATTTGCTCAGAATGTCCCAAGTCTTCTTCCGAGTATTCTCATAGAACTGAAGCAGTTTCGCAAAAAGGCGAAGAAGGATATGGCGGCTGCATCAGGTTCGATGAAAGAGGTGTACAATGGGAAGCAGTTGGCGTACAAAATATCGATGAACTCTGTCTATGGTTTCACAGGTGCTGGTAAAGGTATTCTACCGTGTGTACCCATCGCATCGACGACGACTTGCAAAGGTCGTGCGATGATTGAAGACACTAAGAATTACGTCGAAAAGCATTTCCCTGGTGCAAAAGTGAGGTATGGTGACACAGATTCGGTGATGGTTGAGTTTGATGTAGGTGACCGCACGGGTGAAGAGGCTGTGAAGTACAGCTGGGAAATTGGTGAAAGAGCGGCTGAGGAATGTAGCGCTCTCTTCAAGAAACCAAACAACCTTGAACTTGAGAAGGTGTACTGGCCATACTTCTTGTACTCAAAGAAGCGATACGCTGCGAAATTGTGGACAAAGGGGAAGGATGACCAGATGCATATGGATTACATAGACATCAAGGGTCTTCAAGTTGTTCGTCGAGACAATACACCACATGTTCGGGAGGTGTGCAAGGAACTTCTCGATGTTGTGTTGACATCGAACGACACGGGTCCACCCAAGGAGTTGGCACAGAAACGCGCAAACGAACTTTTGAGTGGTCAGGTACCTAACGATAAGCTCATATTGAGTCAGTCCTTATCAGATTCATACAAAGTTGGGGGAAACTCAGTATCCATCACGAGTCCACAGAGTTCGCAAATCAATCAGGCACATGTACAGGTGGTCAATAAGATGCGTGAAAGGAAGCCTGGTTCTGAACCACAATCTGGAGACCGCGTCCCGTACCTACTCGTAAATACGGGTAACCCTAGAGCGAAAGCGTTTGAAAAGTCTGAAGACCCCAAGTATGTCGAGGAAAATAACATACCCGTCGACTATCACTACTATTTCGTGAACAAGTTCTTGAACCCTGTATGTGACCTACTCGACCCCTTATATGATAATACGAAGCAGGAGATTTTCGGTGAAATCATTGAATCTCATAAGCCACCTCCCAAAAAGCGCGAACCCGCTCTGAGTACCATGAAAAAGGAGGAGCTCATCGAAGAGTGTAGAAAACAGGGTCTCGACGACACTGGAAAAGTTGCCGACCTTCGGGAACGCCTTAAGCAAAAAAGACAAAGAGAGAATTCGGTTGAAGACTTATTTAAAAACTACGAGCAAAGTATGAATAAGTCATGATTTCGAAGGACAAGATTTCGAAAATCGTCGCTGATAGCGTAAAGAAACTGGTTATCGAAGAACTTCCAGGTCGTATCGAGGATGCTATCAACGAACACATGTACGAGATGGTCGAAGATGAGGTTTCTAGGTACACTGAATATAAGCTCAGTATGACACTGGAGAATGTTTCCAAGACCCACGGTATACCTCTTGACCTTCTTCTTGACCTTCTCTTGCGAGACGTACCTGAGACGAACAAGTCTGGGGGATGTAAGGGTACGAAGACGACGACAGAGGGGACAAAGAGATGCTCTTTCAGAGCCGTTCATGATGGCTACTGTAGATACCACAAAGCTCAGGGAGAACGCATCAAGAGGCGTCACCTCCCAAGTAAAAATTTACATACCCACGGACCCGAGCAGATGAATGTCAGTGGATGTCCAGGTTGTGAAAACTCAAATAGTTACCTGGATTTGAACAAACTCATGTGTCAAGAAATTCAAAAGAGCTTATAGAATTAGGGCGAGATATTTGTAATGAGTAAATCGGGTATTCTACTAAATTCGATAAACGGCTTTTACGAAAATGAAAAAAACCGAACTAAACTACTAACCATCTTGGATAAGTCAAGTGGCATCTCACTTCGAAACCTGGAATGGTTCATCACAAACTATGCCAAGAAGAACAATACGTCATACAAGACAACTGACGGCAAACTATTCACTGTACATTGTGCATACAAGTCGAGCTTGGATGGATACAGTAAGAAACTCTTTGACCCTTTCTGTAGGTCTGAGAAGTTTGCATACACGATTCCTGGGACATCTCATGAAATACATACAACCCTAGCGCAGTTGAATTTCATCAAATGGTGTATCAAGAACAATATTATTGACTACATAGCTTCTAACAAGACTGAACTTTTTAATAAATGATTTGAGCTTTTCCATTCCTGATTATCATCATATTGTAACTTTTTGCTATGATTATAACCTGCTTAGGGAAATAAATTGGTTCAATCCCGAAAACCGTGATATAGTTGTCATCGAAATCGAATGTCCCATGTCTTCCGTCGTACTCGAGTTCCATGGTGACTCTCGCATCTTTTATCGTACTAAAATTGAGGTGACCCGATGGCCTTAACTCATCTGGATACAAAGCAAAACTGTACATGTTGATGTTACGGAAATTCGGGGTACGTTTATGGTACAAATTTACTAAAGATGCCGATAAGAACATATTAGAACCGGTCGTCTCGTCTAGAATCTGTACACCATCACACTCCAGTGTAGTTGTTTTCTGTTTCGAGTACATTAGAGGTACATTCTTCTTAGCTCGAACCCATTTGTTGAAAATAACATCGGGATACTTTACAGCCAGTTGTCTTATCAAAAATTGAAGATTGCCATTCTGCTGTTCTGAAAATGATTGAAAGGTTACATACGTTTGTAATTTAGTGATGATGTTTAATTCGTCCGGAACTGGTGGGATACTAGGGTCTTTCAGATCCTCTAATAAATAGTAGAAGTAACCACCCCATGCAGCCTTTTTAAACTCGGAATCTTGTAGTAGTGTACTAGTCTCTGTATAGATATCGACCAATAATCCTGGCTGTAGCTGCGATGTTGGATTATATATTGTAGCGGCTAAAACGTTTAGGTAAATAACTAGATTATCGATTATGTCACCGTGGTCTTCGGAGCCTGGTATGCGCAATTCACCATCTAGAAGATTTTTCTCGATAGGTCCCCATACTTCTAACTCGAGGAGAGTGTCTATAGCGTTATTTCGTTCCAGCAGTGTAACGGGTAAGTTATTGAGAGTACCTATTTCATTTGAGTAATCTTCACTAAGATTATTAAGAAAATCTATTAACGTGGTAATAACATTCGCCTCTCCTATGAAACCAGGTGAAACTTTTTGCAAATCGTTCAAAGTGAAAAATTTATCTCCCCAAATATTTCGTGTTAGTAATACCTGTATAATCTGACTTTGCTCATATTGACTAATACGAGTTATGCTAAATAATAGTGCATCTATATAAGCATCATCATTTGCTGATGCGGAACGCAACGCCTCCAATAAGTTTTTTTGTGAATCACTCCAACTCCGTGAATTGAGAATTCCATCTATGATATTGGTACGTGCAGAATCTGGCAGAAACTTTAATTGAACAAGAGTACCATACAAATTGTTTGTTATCGAGTTTTTTATATTCTCTATATAATTAGTATCGTTAACTGTCACTGTACGCAATAGATTCAAGTTTGAGAACACATTTGAATCCCATTCTTGTAATGCGAGCGTTCCAATTATAATCGGATCACGCTCCTCTGGTGTAGACGGTAAAGTATCAAGTATTCCAAACACACCCCCCTTTAATAAATTGAGTGTAAATTTGACTGACGGTATTCCACCCAATACCCCTTGTAAATACCCAACTAAGGTCGTGGTATCGTCACCAGGTGAATATTCATTTAGTAGTTTAGTAATTTCGTCACCCCATATAGGAAAATTACGCAATGTCTCAACGCGCGCCACTCTCACTTCTAACGCTGAACTAGGAAATTCCCCTAATTCGTCTACTATACCTTCATTCAATACCCTCACAGCGATAGATGTGGTGTTGATATATACACCATCAAGATACTGTATGAGCCCATTTATAATATCTGTCTGTACAGCTATTTCTCCTTCAGTAGTGTATTCGGTTCGTAATAGGTCCAAGAATGAAATTCGTTCCTCATCCCAGATAGTACTCCCAACACTGAGTAATCCATCGACAATTCTATTACGTAGATACACTGATTTATTGGTTACACTATTCAATACAGCTTTCATTCCTAGTTTTAAAATGTCTGATTGGACTTTTGTGTCATCGAGAAATTCTAAGATTTTGTTTATTAAAGTAACCTGTTCTACACTACCCGGTGGGAGAGTTTCTAGCTCCTTCAAATAGTAACTGATACCTGTGAGGAATACGCGGAGTGCTAATATAAGTTCAGCTTCATTTAGTAAACCAGGAATTCTTAGGAGTTCTAAGATACTCTTCTGTTCTTCACCCCAAATAACGGGAATATTAAGGAGATTGTCTATAGTCTGAGTACGGTCAAAACCCGTTAGACCTGGAAGAGCTGTTAAGGATAAAGTCACATTCTTCTGTATACCAAGGATTTGACCAGGTATACTGTTAATATATGCTTTGAGGTTGTTTATAGAATCAATCTCCTCTTGTGTACCGATATTCAAGGGTTCTTCTAGTGCATCTAAAAGTGGTTCACTATCCCCCCAATAAACACTTTTACGCAACGCACTTATTATGGCACTTCGCTCAACTGTAACATCTTCGCCGATGAGTGAATCTAGAGCGATGGTCGATACAAAACCAAATTGTAATGGTGAAATTTGTCTGAGTAAGGCGAGAGTTCTCTCTTGAGATGGTGTCAGTTTGTCGAGTTTGTGTAATTCATCTAAAATAGATATATCCCTATCCGTCCACTGTCCGGACTTCTTAGCGATAAAGAATAGTTCCTTGACACAGTTTTTAAAATCTAAATTAAAGGTTCCCACCTTCGATTGTGGTTCGATCAGGAATGTATTCCTTTGGCGCTGCTCAAATAAAATATCTAAAGGTTTATTTCGCAACATACAACGCTCCGTAGTATTCACATGCACGAGGCTCAAATTAACTTTGAAATTACTCAATTCAAGTTGCTGCGTCACTTGGTTGTTCGTTTTAGGATCCCATAACGTGAGGCCATCGAATTTTTCCTGTGTCGTAAATACGACGTCCATAGCAGGTCGGAGCTTTATCCGTATTGACAACTCCTGTTCATATACCGCACATAAAGGAAACCCGTGTCCAGGTCGTCTGTGAAAGTAGAAGGGAATCTGAATTCTATATTCATTGGTACTAAACGGGTCTATTCCTTGTGTGTCGTATTGTCCATCATAAAATTCTTGTAAGAATTCACGTTCCGAACTCCCTTGAAAATGTTTACCATGAACCATATCCACACTAGACCTATATGTTTCGGGTATGTTCAATTCCCGTTCTATGAACATATCATCCGATGTGACTGTATCTATCTTCTGGTCGCCGACGTACAGCTCAACATAGTCAATCACAGAAATTCCAAATACATCTATGGGAAAAGTATTCGGGGCTAGACCAGCAACATTAGTGGGATCGACTACGAATGAAAGAGTGACCTCTTGTAAAATATCACCATGATTTTGTGGAAATGGTACAATTAAGAAGTCATTCGTGTACACTCCTTCTGGGAAGGTTATTTTGAAATTTTCAGTTGCATAATTTGCATACTTACTAAACCTTTTAGTAAAAAAGGAAAATGACGGGTTTATACTTAAAGATTCACCTTCTTCACCGACGGCTGAAATCTGAACTCGACCTGCCATATATATTATGTATCATTAATATTTTAAGCCACATAATCCACTTGAATAGTGGAGTATATTATAACTCTTTGCGTAAATTTGCACCTCCGTGATTTCACCTTCTTGTGCCGAATACGCATCTGAGTAATCCAATTTGATTTGACATCTCTGGTCGATTATACGACTAAAATTCAAATGCCCCGATGGGTCATTATCTAGAGGATAGAGTGCAAAAGAATAACTCGCAATTTGATCTTTCGTGGGTAACTGAGATGGTGTTCCACCAATGAATGTAACATCTCCATCAACACCTGACCTAGCATTGGTCAATGAATTTTCATAAACTAATTTTGAAAAAGTTTCATTGAACAGGGTTGTATTATTTAGTGTTATCCCCAGTTCTTTGAATTTTGTATTGAGCATGTACTGAATTAGTTCTTTGTTCTCATCATACGAAAATGTCCTCGATTTCTTTCCTACGATGAAATATAACGTTTTGATTGGGTGATGAAATCGTAGTAAAATTTCATCTTCGTCTTTAGTCCTCGGTATGTCGTGTCTTTTCAATTGCATTTGTGTAATCAATTGGTCGATTGGAGTACTTTTCAAATGATTCAGTTCGTCGACACCCAAGTATGCATAAGTTGTTAGAAGAGATGCCGATTTTATACCCGCCTCTATGATACCCAGATAAGGTCGTATGAGTGTATCAAGGCTCTTGAATGTTATTCGAATATAACAATCCTGTTTTGTGAGTTTACACAACAAGATAGAAGATGACAAATTGTTGTAAAAGTAAAATGGCAAGTCGATATACATTTGTCGTAAGTTCCATTCACCATTCTCATTTCGACCATATGGCTCTTTTTTCGCTGTTGTTAGAGGTACGATACTATCTCTAAAATTATAGTCACTCGTATGATATTTATGGTACATATAAATCCAATCACCTGTAAGTCTTTCTATATGCATACCCCCTATAAACAGATCAGCGTACTTGATGGCGTGTATACCAGCGGTAGGTGTGAATGGGTCCTCATCGGTGATTTCTTCACCTGGGGATGCTTTAGCAAAAAATTGATACCGGAGTGTTAGGTTCGTGAGAAGATCGCCCATATCCACTGGTATAGTACACATTGTCTCCTGACCAAACTTTGAATCTAGTAGTGGACGTTCTCTCACGTCGAATGCAAATTTTGTATGGCGCTTAAACATACCCAAAAAGTGGGAATACGTTGGATTTTCCGTTATGTGTATGTCCTGAGTTCCTAAAGTACCTATTCGCAGTCTTCCTGCCATACCTACTTACTTATATATTTTGTTTTTAAGTTTGCAATAAAAATCCATTATTGAAAGTAAGTTTCTTGTATCCAGTGTAATACATATGAAATTTATATTCTGGATTTTCAAGGCGCACTCCATTCCCATACTGAAGACTGATATCATCTACTAATTCCATATAAAATTTAGTCTTTTCTGAATTTAGACTGGAAAAATCTAGAAAGCCGGATGGTGAAACACTCTTAGGAAACATCGAGAAATTATACGAGTAAACGTAATTAAACAAATAATTGGGTGAAGGTGGTTCATAATTATACGTCCTCGTTACATCAGTTGCGGAACGTGATAATCTCGCACGCAAGGGAGTATAACTGAAAAAGTACTCTCTATCGTTGTTGGACACGTTTGGTATACGTTCTTCATTTAAGACAAAATACGCACGTTTCAATAGATGAGGTTCATCTGTATCTTTAATTTGTGAGCGAGTAAAGTTGAAACGATTGGCAGTCGTCGAATAAAACCATTCATTTACATAACTAGGATCATCCACGGGTAAACTTCTATACTCATTTTCATCTTCATAACCTTCGTATCTAAAAAACCAGTGAAAACACTTGACAGGAACATTCGGCTCTAATTGTACGACGAATTGTCTCGTTTGTGGGTCGAGGGGAATACTCGAATGCTTGAACACAAAATCATAGAAAATTTCTTTGTTAGGTTGCGTAAAATACATACGTTCTTCATGGGAAAGTGTGGTTTCCTCTGTGACGATTTTAAAATTTGGCATTTTCTTTACCGGTGGTGTTTTCGGGATACCTCGAGAAGTGCCGTTATCTTTTGTGCGTTGGTTATAGAGGGTGAAGAAGGATTGTTTAAAAAATTCAATTTCAAGTGTAATCTTCTGATTGTGGATGGCACACAGGGGAAACGGAGCACCTATCCCATTATTTTCTGAGTAAATGTCACCGGCATAATTATGCGAAAAAAAGAATGGTATATGAATAAAAAGTTCGTTACTTTGTGCCGCTTTTTGACCAGACGGTTGACTCGTTTCTCCACCAACTATGTTTCTATTGTATAATGTATTTGAAGCCATTTTTTGTGAATCATTCATATACAAATTATCCTTGATGATACACCAATCCGCTGTTATTTCTTCGAGTATTTGATTATCCACCTTAAACTTGATATTCTTGATAATTTTCCGACCGAGTAATTGCATATCCCACGCCCAATCCGCAATCTCCGGTAAATTGAACCTAGGTGGTTCGACCTGTCCAGTGACGATCTGCTTGACAAGGTCTGGGAACAAGTTATATATATCGGGATTCAATTCTCGTTGAATGACATCCGCTGAAATTATCGCACCTTCATCACCTCTGAGTATCTTAATTATACCTAGTGGTATAGTTGTATTGTTGGTGTTAATATCGAGTTCATCCAGGAGTTCTTGACTTCCTGTTATAGTTCCTGCAAGGATTTCTAGGAGTGTGAGTAAAACATTCGCAGGGATGATGAGAAACAATTCTCCGGGAAGTAATTGTAGAAGTAAATTATTAAACTGATTTTCAAAAGACAGAAAGGATTTGAAATCCGGAAATGAGTAAATAGGTAGGACAATTCCCACTACATTCGGAGCACCAGCGAGCCACCAATTCTTGAATTGTACTTCGGATTCTCCCTCGAAACCATATTCTGCCAAGGTTAAACCTCCAAATAAAATTCTCTGGATCGTCTCGTTGAATGTAATATCCTGAAAATTCCAATCCGGTAGTTTCATTTGTATCCATATATTATTTAGGAGATCCCCCATGTTTTTTGGTTTCAATTCCACGCGGACTGTCTGACCAAAGGGCCATGTATCTTCTACACCCGATGGCACGGTGTATATGTTGTGGTACTTTCGAAACTCGGAATGTCTGTCACTATTATCATATTTAAATGGTAAATCTTCTGGGTCTTTGGAAAGGAGGTGTGTATCCTGCTTTCCAATAGCTTTGAGGGAAATTTTAGCAGCCTCACCCATATCTACTTACTGCTTACATATTTTTAATATCTGTTTTCCACATTGTCACATGACTCGTCTTTAGCATACGCTCAAGTTCTACGTTCGCCTGTCTCGCCTCATCCATGAGTGCTTTGACGCGCTCTTCGGTGTACTCGACAGTCTTCGTGTTAAGGAGGTAATCCCAGTTTCCATCAATCTTTGGGAATGTCGCAGACATCTCCTTCTCAAGGTCCACCTTCTTCCTTTTGAACACCACCAACTTTTCTTCGATGACCATCGTCACAAACCTTGACTTGAGACTACACATTTCAGCCCTCTTTTCGAGAACATCGATGAGGTGCACCTTTCTCTTCTTATAATGTTCGAGGCGCAACTCCACAAAGTCCTTCAGAATTTCTTCGGGACTCTCATACTTGTGAATACCTCGAGTGGGATGGAAGAGGTGCATATTCGACGTGTGGAACGTCTTTCGCATCTTCAAGTCTTTGAGAAGTTCCTTTCCCGAGTACCCAAAGATTTCAAAGTCCACATCCTCTGTGGTGCTGTTATTCGTGTAGCTCGTAATCATCTTCTTCTCCACGAGAGTATCTAGATACTCCTTGTAATCCTGTGTCCATCGTCCTGGGGGAAGTTCTGTTACTTTGAGTCTGGAACCAGTATCTCTCCACACACCTTCGGTCACCCAAAGACCTCCCTCATCCCTGAAGACCTTGCCCTTGAAACCTCTGAACCATGGCTTCATAGGTACAAGCTCTTCACCACCCAACATCCGCTTGATGTTTTCCTTGATGTCATCAGGGTTGAAGGGTGGAACATAGCAACTGAATCCCGTCCCAATACCCTCCGTCCCATTCACGAGAACCATGGGTAGAGTAGGCATATAAAAGTCTGGTTCGATTGAGCGACCGTCATCGTCCAGATAGTTGAGAATGGCATCATCCTTGGGGTCAAAGAGTTTTCGAGCCTCCTTGGTCAACTTCGTGAAGATATACCTCGTCTGAGACGCATCCTTACCACCCATGAGGCGTGTACCAAACTGACCACAAGGTTCGAGAAGGTTGATGTTGTTCGAACCTGTGTAATCGTTCGCCAACTTCACAATCGTCTCCGCCAAGGAAACCTCACCATGATGGTACGCACTCTTCTCAGCCACATAGGCTGCCAGTTGCGCCACCTTCATCTCATCTCGGAGATTCTTCTGGAAACACGAGTACATCACCTTACGTTGTGAAGGTTTGAGTCCATCCGCCACATGAGCGATAGAGCGCTTCAAGTCTGCGAGACTGAAGTTCACCAAATCCTTGTGTACAAAGTCAGTGATATCCAACTGCTTCACATCACCATAAGGAACCTCAAGTTGGTCGGCATCTTTGGCAGTACTCTCGAGAAGCCAAGACTTTCGGGCATCCGCCTTCTTTTTGTCGAAGGCGAGAACGATGGAGTCATCCGTCATCGTGTCCATGTCAAACTTCACAGTGAGGTCTTGAATCTTCTTGAAGTACTCACGAGCCTCGGCACTCGTGGAAGTACCGAGACCCTTGTAGTACTTGATTTTCCACCCAGCCTTGCCATTGCCATACCATGTCCGGAACGCGGAGTCAGTGTAAAAAGACTTGGTGTCAGAACCTTTCATAGCCTTGATGATTGGTGTCACCATCGAGACCACAAAGTTCAATTTGAGGAGACTCGGCCAGAAGTAGTGAATCATATTGAGAATGAGACCCTTGATGTGGGACCCATCATTATCCGCATCAGTCATAATCATGAGGCGACCATAACGAAGCTCGGACACACTCGTGTACTCTTTACCCTGCTGAAGTCCCAAAATCTTCTTGAGGTCGTTGAACTCCTGGTTGGAGGTCAACTGTGCCACCGAAGAGTCCCTCACGTTCTTACATTTACCACGGAGGGGGAAGACGCCGTAGTGGTCTCTACCCACCACTGAGAGACCAGCGACAGCGAGAGTCTTTGCCGAGTCACCCTCCGTCACGATGAGGGTACACTTCCCAGAATGTGCCGTACCCGCCTTGTTCGCGTCATCCAGTTTGGGGATACCAGTAATCTTAGACTTCCTGGCTCCATCAGTCTTCTTGAGTTCCTTCATCTCCTTGAACTTCGAGAGTGCCGTAAGTTCATCGGCGATACCAGTCTTTAGAACATTCTTCACAAAGTTCTTCGGGGGTTCAAACTTCGAACCAAAGTCGGGAGCCTTCGAAGTACACTCAGACTTCACCTGGCTCGAGAAGGTTGGGTTCTCGAGGGTTGCCTTCACGAAGATGGTAAAAGCGTTCTTCACCTGTTGAGGCTTCAACTTAATCTTCTTCGCCATATCCTCGATGATTCCATTGGCAATGTGGTTGGCGACATGGTCGACATGGGTACCACCTTTCATGGTACAGATGCCATTGACGAAAGAGACTTGCTCGAGTCCATTCTCCGAGGGTCCAATGCACACCGACCAACGGTCTCCAGTCACAGAGGCAACTTCTTGAACACCTTCATGCATCTTGGCATAGGCTTCAAAGTTTTGTTTGGGGAGAACATCACCGTTGAACTTCACTTTACAGTTCTGAGTCGTACAGATGTTCGCATCCCAAACTCGTTTCTGGAAAATGTTGTAGATGGTATCGTCCATCTTGGACATTCCAAACCTCTTCCACTCGGGTGTGAAAGTGATAGAGACGGATGATGTGGCACCTGAATGTTTTTTGATTTTTGGTGGGTCACAGACCGTCATGTTCTTTGACCACTTTTGGGTATAGGTCTGCTTCGTCTCATGATCCTTGATGATGACGGAAAAGTCGGTAGAGTAAATGTTTGCCAATTTGGCACCGTAGCCGTTTCGACCCCCGACAATCCTCTTTTGAGAATCATCATAGTTGGTACTTGTGAGGAGATGTCCAAACACAAGTTCGGGGTTCCAGAGACCTTCCTTCTCATGCATGCGGACACCAATACCACCTAGGGGGCCATTATTCTCAATGGTCACTGAACCCACATCCTTATCGATGGCGATGGAGATGGAACTGACCTGTTTAGGGTGGAGAGAATTGCGGTCGATGGCGTTGACGAGGATTTCATCAAAGATTTTCAAGAGAGCTGGGGAGTACTTGAGGTTCTTCTTGGAGAACTTGTCACCATCGAGGATCCAGTAGGGTTCGGTACCCTGCTCGACTGGACCGACATACGAGTCAGGTCTCTTGAGAATGTGTTCGATGTGGGTGAGCTTTTGAACTGATTCCATGTATTTATTACAGGTCTAACTTTTAACTTAGGTTGAATTTAAAAATAAACATCCATACAAAATATATGCTCATCCTTGCCTCCGTTCAGCCCCATGTGAACACCGCTCGCAAGTTTGAGAAGCGTATCAACAAGGCTGTCGTCAAATCGGCTGTGAAGGTCATCGACGGGGTGTACAAGGATCGTGACTATGCCCGGTTTTATGTCCTCGAGACGGTCGCCCGTGTCCCTTACTTTTCATTTGTCTCAATTCTACACTTGTATGAGTCCCTAGGTGTGTGGCGAAAGGCTGACTTCTTGGAGACACACTTCGCACAGACAATGAACGAGTACCACCACCTTCTCATCATGGAGGACTTGGGTGGTGACGAGCGCTTCGTGGATCGATTCTTTGCACAGCACACAGCCTTCGCATACTACTGGCTGACGTGTCTTCTGTATGTGGTGTCACCGAGGATGGCCTATAATCTCTCTGAACAGGTGGAGGAACACGCCTATCACACCTATGATGAATTCCTCAAACAGAACAGAGCGAGTCTCTCACTCGAGAAACCCCCGGCTGTGGCTGCCAACTATTATGACGATGTCAACAACTTGTATGACGTCTTTGTCAGCGTTCGAAACGACGAAGGAGACCATGTGAAGACGATGCAGGACTGTCAAAACTTTCTTGAGGTAAAGTAAGAGATGTACCTCTACCTGATAGCCGCTGTGTTTGTTCTCATCTTAATGATGCAGAACAAGACGAGAGGTATCAAAAGTTCTATCGAAAAGATGGTAAAACAGGCGGCTCAGTACGCCATCACGGCTCAACAGGATTCCTCACTTGTGTTATCCGTTCGTCACGCAAACTACGCTGTCGGACATCTCCATGCCCTTGGTAATATCGCCACAGATACACAGATTCATAACGCCACGGGTATAGATGTCAAAAAGTTTAAAGAACATATCATGAATGTCCAAGAAATGGTGACGAAGAAGACTGTCGATAAGTTCCCCGATTTTGAAGGACACGTCGACATGTATCTCTCTGAAATTGCTTAAAATACCTAAGTAAGGGGACAAAAATGTAAAAAACCAAGAAACAAAAATGGAAGTCATCCGTGATACCATGTGGGAGCGCTGCCTCGCCGATGCGGTTAGAATGTACCGTATCGGCGAACCAGATGAGAGGTGTGTCCAACTCGCAAATGCGACTTGGGTTATGAAGAAGAAATACTTGGAGCATGAGAAGAAGAAGGACTCGAGACAAGTTATCGTCATCGACAAGGCTCCAGAGGTGGTGAATGAGAAGCGTACGGCGAAAAAGACGTGTTGTGCGACGACGATGACGGGGAAGTCTTGCTCCTTCAAGGCGGTGTGTGGTGACTACTGTAAAAAACACAGTGTCAAGAATGCCACCCTCGGTATGAAAGTAGATGTGAGTCGAATTAAAATCACAGACTAATAGAAAGACGATGTTTGACCAGGAGACTCTTAGACCTGTAATAATAGCCATGGCGCTTTACATTACCCTCGCAACCCTCGTCCCCCAGATTATCAAGAAGCCCACGGGTATCCAGGTTGTCGACGACCTCGTGATGACCCTCATTGCCCAAAAAAGTTCAATGATGAGCGGCACCATCCTCATTGGCCTCATTGTCCTTGCCACCAATTACATTCAGGAGAAACTCCTGTAAGACGTTCTCCCTCCCCACGAGCTTTTTCGTGTGTTCATGTTCCATGTGTCGAACACGGTTGTCATAAGCATGTCTCATGTACTCCAAGAGTTGGTCAAAGTTTGGCTTACCCCAAACCATTCCCTTTTTGAAGAGGAAATCATCCTTCTCCAACTCTTGAAGTCCACACTCGATAGTGTAAGGTGTCTTGATATATTCACACGGAGCACCATAATCTGTGATGATGACGGGTTTGTCACGAAGTGCCGCTTCAACGGCACCCATACCTATACCCTCGGAATGAGAGAAGCTTACGTAGCAATCACATCGTGCATGTAGTTCATTCATCTCATCTTCATCGAGCATCTTGTTGATAACTTCAACTCGAGGAAGTTGAATCTGTACATCGGTATTACACGTTGCCTTGACGACCAGGCGAGTGTTGGGTTCATTCAGGCGGATGAAAGCTTGTAGGACTTCTCGAAATTTTTTACGGGGATCCATGATGTTCCCGATGTGATAGAACGTATATGGTTTTTCAGGGGGTTGTGGGATGTGGGCGTGTATCACATAGAACTCATTATCAGGAAACTGACGAGAGAAAACTCTCTTGCAAAATTCACTTGAGACGGCTACTCTCTTGAATTCCTTCATGATAAGACCATAATCTTCATGGACAGTCTCCGTCTCACAGATTGTCATACAGGCGAGATTTTTTACGCGCCTTTTTGCATGTTTGAGGTACTCTAAATGTGCAGGGATCGGGAGCATGAAGATGAGTCCATTGTCACATTGGGGGAGTTCTTTCCCAAATACATAATACACCGATTCGATTCCAAAAAGGTGGGTATACTTTTTACAAAGTTGTCCAATGCCAGTATTCAGAGCAGGACCGATTACGATCATTACTCTTAAAGATTATCTTTCTTTTATATATATTACGATGAATGCTCTACGCAAAGAAGTTGAAGAGGAGATTAAGCGCACCCGTCTTGACAAGGGACGTCTGTATGACCTCCTCTTGAAGATTATTGACAACGTGGGTACGGGTGGTGCTGGTTCCCAGGGACCCCGTGGCCCCCCTGGTCCACCCGGTTCTGGAGCCCAAGGACTAGCGGGTCCCGCTGGTGCTCGTGGTCCCGCTGGTCCCGCCGGCCCCGCTGGTGAATGCAAGTGCAAGTGCACTATCCCCGAAGCTACCCCTACCAATAAGGCCCCTGCTAAGAAGGCTCCCGTCAAGAAGAAGGTTGTGACCACCTCGGTTGTTTAAACAAGTATAAAGTTGTACATCCTATTATAAATACATGTTGGCTGCTAGACCATTGTGTATTTATAATACAGCTGAAAGACATTGGCGTCAATATTCACCCGAAACACCCAGGCGTCCCATCATTGTGAAGGCGGCATCTCACGTGAAGGCCGAGAAGCTGAAGGCTGAAGTGGAGAATCACAGGGATACCGAAATTGAACAATTGAAACTGGAGCTGAAGAAACATAGGGAAGCTGAACAGAAGATTAAGAGGCATGCGAAGTGGATGTTGCGATCAACTCAGTCGGCTCACAAGGATGCTCAAGATGTCATCGAGATTATTAAGGATTTATATGGTGACGACGCATTTGAATAAACTTAAAATATAAGTTAAAGTTATATGGGACAGAAAACCCTCAAGGTGGATAAAATTGTACCAGAAGGGGGTGTATTGCATATTGACGGTCAGGTGACTGCTACTTCTTTACAGGAAACGAGTAACCCATGGGAACCTGTAAATGGGGTAGATATCAAATTTAACAATGGTAATGTTGGTATCGGTACTGATGCACCCACGTACAAACTTGATGTACATGGCACTGCGAATGTTGGTGTATTGACTACAACGAGTGTCTCGGGTGATGGCTCCGGTCTTACGAATATCCAGAAAACGAATATACCTGGTTTAATCCAAGAACAGTGGACAACGTTAAATGATGACATTCTATATTTCCAAAACAGTAACGTTGGTATCGGTACTGATACACCTGCGTACACACTAGATGTACATGGTAGCGCGAATGTCGGAGCTTTAAATGTGACAAGTATCTCTGGTGATGGCTCAGGGCTCACGAACATTGATGGTTCAGCTGTAATTGGTTTAGTCAACCAATGGACAAGTGTTCAGGATGATTTACGTTTTGAAGATGGTAAGGTAGGTGTGGGTAAAGGGACACCCAATCACACTTTCGACGTCAATGGGAATGTAAATACGAATGTATTGTCTTTATCTGATTCTGATATACCTGTATATCTTACACCAAATGCCAACGTAGCGTCGAATGCTCAATGGGCTAAGGAAATTGGTGGAGATACGAATATTGTGCGTGATGTAGCGATTGATTCGAATGGTAACACATTCGTAACTGGTGAATATACGTCATCGTCCAGTGTGACAATTGGTACTGGAGTTTCTTTATCCGCGACAACCGAAACAAATGTTTACTTGATTAAATATAATTCGAGTGGTGTTACCGAATGGGCACTGAACATGATAGGACGGGGAAATGCCATCGCAATTGACTCAAGTGGAAATGTCTGTATATCTGGAACGTACTCATCGGAAGTATATAATGTTGACGTCCCTAGTACAGACGAAATTCCTTTAATTGGTAAGCTTGTACCAACTACCAGGGGTGCGGCTTTCTTGATTAAGTATAACAATGCCGGTGTGGCTCTATGGGCAACTCATGTGGACGGAACTGATACCAATAATGGTGACGACATTGGCCGAAACTTAGCGATTGATTCATCTGGAAATCTATATCTCACTGGTAGTTACAGTGGTCATGATGATAATACAAGCACTGGGAGTCGCGCATACAGTGCTGATGACATTACCGATATACAATTACCAAACGTTGATAATAAATCCGCGTTTATCGTAAAATATAATTCAGATGGAACTCCACAATGGGTAAAAGGTATAGACGCTTCTGGAGATGTGATAGGATATGGCGTGGCTGTCGATTCTGGTTCGAATGTGTTCATCACTGGAGAGTATACAGCTGCTTCCGAAGTTGACGTGGGTAATTCAAAGAATTTACCTATAACAACGAATGTGGCATCTTTTCTCGTCAAATATGATACCATGGGTACTACCCAATGGGCGACAAAAATTGACGGCTCTTCGACTGATAAGGGTGTTTCTATTGTTGCTGGTAAAGATGGAAACGTTCACATACTCGGGAACTATACATCTGGTGCGGTAGTTGTGTCTCCGTTTATCACTTTACCTGATACTAGCGGTGACGATACAACATTTTTACTTACGTATGATACACAAGGAGTAGCACAATGGGCTACAACAATTGATGGTGTGGGTGTTGACGTAGTCGCTGATTCAACTGGTGCGATTTTCGTAACTGGAAGCTATTCATCCTCCAATTCTAATGTCTCGAGTACAGATGGTAAAGACATAACTCTAGTAACACCTAGTGGTAGTGCAACTTTTTTGGTCGAATACAGTCCAAACGGTATACTTCGTTCTAGTACACACATAGACGGGACTTCTAATGAGTCTGGAAATGCATTAGCAGTTGATTCACTAGGACAAAATGTATACATTTCTGGGACGACGGGTTCCAACTCAGTGATTTACAACTCAGATGGAACCCCATCGGGTTTAACACTTACCAGTGGTCCTGGATTCGTAGTCAAATACGAAAACTCTAAACCCCTGAAACTCAATGTATCCTCGAATCTCGAAGTGGGTACCGCCAACCTCTTTGTGGATACCGTGACTGGAAGAGTTGGTGCCAATACTATAACACCACAAGCCACCCTACATGTCGAAGGTAACGTCTATACGTCTTCGAACCTTGAAGTGGGTACCGCCAACCTGTTCGTAAATTCTGAGACGTCAAATGTGGGGATTGGAACCAATGAACCTGATTTTAGATTGGATGTAAATGGTGATATCAATTTCACGGGTGATTTTTATAAAAACGGTGTTTTATTTACAACTATAATCGGTGCTACACCTTGGTCTATACTCAATAGTAACATAAGTTACACGGCTGGTAACGTTAGTATAGGTGTGATAGAACCTAGTGCTACCCTCCATGTCGAAGGTAACGTCTATGCGTCCTCGAACCTCGAGGTCGGTGGAGCCAACCTGTTCGTGGACACCCAAACCTCTAGGGTTGGTGTGGGGACAAGGGCACCAGATGCCACCCTCCATGTCGAAGGTAACGTCTATGCGTCCTCAAACCTTGAAGTTGGTGGAGCAAACCTCTTCGTGGACACTCAAACCTCTAGGGTTGGTTTGGGGACCTCGAGCCCCAACGCCACCCTCCATGTCGAAGGTAACGTATATGCATCCTCAAACCTTGAGGTGGGTTCAAATATTTCTATAGCTGGATTATCGGTAGATAGAATTCCAATTGTGGGTTCAGGAAACTATCTAGAAGATTCGTTTATATCTAAATCAAATGGAACAATAGTCATTTCTTCGGATGTAGAAATATTAGGAAACATCTCAGTAGATGGTAATTCTTATACAATTGAATCAAATTCACTCATTATTAATGATAGAGTGATCGGTATTGCGAACAATAACGTATCACATGAACTCGACATCGGCATCGTGATGGAACATCCCGGTAAGAATATCGCCATTATTCATCATGGTTCGGAAGTTCCAGGGGACCCACATGAACACGAAATCACTATAGGATACACACAAAATACAGTCACAGATAATCACATAACACCTGATTCAAACAATATTACAGTCAATATTTTGGGTAACCTCGTAACTCAAAATAACATGACTATCTCTGAAAATCTTGAGGTGGGTACGGCCAACTTGTTCGTAAATTCTGAGACGTCAAATGTGGGAATTGGAACCAATGAACCTGGGTTTACACTGGATGTCAAAGGAGATATCAATTTTACAGGGGATTTTTACCAGAATGAACAGCCATACATTTCAACCCCGTGGACAATACTTAATAATGACTTAGTGTACAATACGGGTAATATCGCCATCGGTAAGTCGACTGCACCCACTACGAAACTTGATGTTAACGGGACTGTGACGGCGAGTTCATTTTCGGGGATTGGAAGTGGTCTCACCGCACTTGATTTGGGGTCCATTACTCATACGGGAACAATTGATGTAGCCCGTATCCCGGACTTAGCTGCAACTAAAATAACGAGTGGAACATTTGATAAGCTACGCATTCCCGATAATTTAATAGTCGCTGATGGTTTCACTAGTGTGGCTCATGAAAATGGCCAGTTTACTATTTCATCTACTGACACAACATATTCAGCTGGTGCCGGTCTTGCTTTAAATGGGACAACATTTTCACTCAATAGTATAATCAAAGTGGATACCGCTAACAGCAGAATCGGAATCAATAAAACAAATCCCGGTGAGGCATTGGAGGTTACTGGAAATATATTAGTATCGGGGGATGTCACCGCATTTTCTGATAGGCGTCTCAAATCGAAGATAGAGCGCATCGAGGGAGCCCTCGATAAGGTATGTGCCCTCGGAGGATACACGTTCACGATGAATGATAAACCCTCAACTGGTCTCATAGCACAGGAGGTTCTCGAAGTTCTTCCGGAAGCAGTCCACGGGTCAGAGGAGACACACTATTCACTCGCATACGGGAATATGATCGGTCTACTCGTGGAGGCTGTAAAAGAATTACGCGCACTCATCTAATTTTTTTTTCAAGGGTACATCACCCATCCTTGACAAAAGTAACATTCCTAGATAGTAACTACCATTCGGTAATCTCGGGAAGGGAGTGGAAGAGTGAAGATGTAGGCTGAACCGGTATAGGTATCCTCATGAGGCGCTCCAACTATGGCGGTATTCCCATCCGGAGAGATTGCGACACTTTGCCCGAAATTGTCATTATCTCCCCCGTTACTTGATTGAATCTGTTGTTCGTCCCAGTCTCCATTAGAGTCACGTGTGAAGATGTAGGCTGAACCGGTATTGGTACCACCCGTTTCCTCATAATAAGGCGCTCCAACTATGGCGGTATTCCCATCCGAAGAGATTGCGACACTATACCCGAAAATGTCCAAATCTCCCCCGTTACTTGCGTTAATCTTAGCCTGTTGGGCCCAGTCTCCATTAGAGTCACGTGTGAAGATGTAGGCTGAACCGGCATCGGTATAAGCGGTGTCCTCAAGATACGCTCCAACTATGGCGGTATTCCCATCCGAAGAGATTGCGACACTACGCCCGAATTGGTCACTAGTTTGCTCGCCACTTGCTTGAAGAGTAACATCGGGTTGGCCCCAGTTTCCATTAGAGTCACGTGTGTAGATGTAGGCTAAACCGACATCGCACGCTCCAACTATGACGGTATTCCCATTCGAAGAGATTGCGACACTTTCCCCGAATCTGTGATTTGCCCCCGCGTTACTTTCTCGAATCTGTTGTTGGCTCCAGATTCCATTAGAAAATGTGAAGATGTAGACTGAACCGGTAGAGTACGCAGTGTCTGAAGTGCCGCGCTCATAAGGCGTTCCAACTATGATGGTATTCTCATCCGAAGAGATTGCGAGACTATACCCGAATTTGTCATAGATTCCTGCGTCACTTGCTCGAAGAATATCAGTTTGTTGGGCCCAGGTTCCATTGGAGTCACGTTTGAAGATGTAGACTGAACCGGTATCGTCCCCACCCACATCCTCATGAGTCGCTGCAACTATGGCGGTATTCCCACCCGAAGAGATTGCGACACTATACCCGAATCGGTCACTTTGTGCCGGGTTACTTGATTGAATCTGTTGTTGGGTCCAGGTTCCATTGGAGTCACGTGTGAAGATGTAGGCTGAACCGGCATCGGACGCAGTGGTGTCCTCCCCGCGCGCTCCAACTATGGCGGTATTCCCATCTGAAGAGATTGCGACACTTTCCCCGAAAAAGTCCAAATCTCCCCCGTTACTTGCGTTAATCTTAGCCTGTTGGGTCCAGTTTTCATCAGGGCCGGGAAGCGTGCCAGTTAACGTAAAATTGTACGTATCAGGTTTAGTCAAAGTACCCGACAGAATCCCTTCACTTATTATTAGACCGTCTGGTAATGTACCAGTAAGGGTATATGGGCTGATACCCAAATCATTATTCAAATCATAAGTCAGAGATTCAGTTACACTTCGAGTTGGTAACGAAATAAAGGAACTTATCGTATCGATACTTGTATATAAACCGATTTTAATTTTAAAGGGTTGTTTCTCTAATTGCTCCGATGACAACGTTCCCAATGTGAAGGTGGCAACTCCTTGAGTTACAAAAGTTGTATTCGATACATTATATTCAGTTCCATCCGCACCCACAACTTTTATAGATGGGGCGGAAGTAAAAGATGGTCCTCTGATAGTGAATACCTGTGTTGATAAGTCCGATCTAGTGACCACTACTGGTGATACACGCGGGATTTGAGCCTCTCCACTGAAGTGAGAAAAACTTATAGACGACGTTAACCCAAAATTAGAAGCTAGACTCTGTAAGCTTATGGGGTATCCGGTTCCATCATGAAGATATGTAGCGAATGACATGAGATTAATAGGATCCGTTGAAGGGATTTCTAAGTTAGTTGAAAAATATTTCGCATTTAGGTACGCCTCAACAGCTTTATATTCTGCAGAGGTTAATTCTCTATCGTATACGATGACTTCAGCACAAGCCCAATCGGAGCGTTCCCCCGTATGCGACCCATAATTAATACTCAGTTGATCAGACGCACCATTGGAATACCCCGATAATGTTCGGTTGGTTCCATTTGAGCGGTACATATCCCTCCGATCAGTAGATAACACCCAAGTATCGCCATGGATATCTGTTTGGGATGTCAGCCAATTATTATGATGATATGCAACACCTGATTTGCTACTATGAAAACCAGACAACCAATTGAAGGTAACCCCGTCAAATATACGTCCACGCGTAGGAACTGCATCACCAGGTTTGTAGTACCGTGCGACGTGGAATAGGGTATAGTTTGAGGTGGTTGTCATCATGTTCGTCGGGAATTGTAAACCCGCACCTGTAGACCCATAAAGGAATGGGAATGGTGTGACACCGAGTTTTGCGTTAGATGTGGATGGAGAATCATACACATTTTCATTTGTAGCTGAAGCGCTCAGATTAATCGACCCGCTACGTATCGCACTGGATTCTACATGATTCCCCTTCCCAGATAGGTCTCGCCAACGCGTGAGCTCATTCGAGGCATTCATTTCCGCTGAAAATCCCGTGAACCACCCCGTGAGGTCACTAATTGTGCTCGGGGAACGTAATGGTGTCACCGACATACTTTTACATAACATAATAAAAATTAAGAATCCCCATAAATTTCTAGGATGTCCCGAACGAGGGGACTTCTCTCAATATCCTTGAATTCAAATTGAATCAACTCGATACGTTTATGGTTTTTACCCGAGATACGTTCGCATATATCCTTGAGACCATTTTCTTCGTACTTTCTGTCATGTTGTTTGAGGTCACCTGTGACAACCATCTTTGTACCTTCACCGATTCTTGTCAAAAGCATCTTCATTTGGTTGGGTGTGGAGTTTTGCATTTCATCTGCGATGATGAAGGCGTCCTTGAAGGTTCTTCCACGCATGTAGGCGAGGGGGCATATTTCTATGATTTTCTCTTTTATCATGTATTGAATGTCTCCTTGTGTGTAGTATTCACCGAAGATGTCCATGATGGGTCGTGTCCATGGATCCATCTTCTCTTCCATGGTACCAGGTAGAAATCCGAGGTCCTCCTCCACAGAGACGACTGGACGAGTCAATACAATTCGCTTGTATGTTCGGTCATTGTAACCATGTATGGCGGCACAACAAGCCAACATCGTCTTTCCAGTACCCGCGGGTCCTACTGCGAATATCATGGCTTTATTGATACTGTAGAGGACTCGATTGTAATTTCTCTGATTATCACTCTTGGGAATTACAACTGGATGCACTTCCTCGAGTTCCATCTCTTCCTCGAAATATTCAGTATCACAAGACGATGAGATGCGTTGTTTTTTTCGACCTCCCATACTTTTTACGCAGAACTTTTATTCACCCACCATATAAAGCCCCCAAATAATGAGACCAAAATGGCGACTAAAAGACCGAACGAGTATTTTTTAGGGTTTTCCTCTGGGGGTTTATCTGGCAACTTTTGAACATTTTCATTGAGGGTGTCAATTTTCTTGAGAAGTTTCTGAAGTGCCTGTAAAATTTGGAGTTCTCGGTCTTTAGGTTTCTCCTTGACATTGACTGTGGTGATTTCAAGAATCATGTACCACTTTGCATCTGGCTGGAGGAGACTGTAGTCACCATCATCCTGTTGTTCGTAAATTTTAAAGTCCAACTTCTTGATGGAGATGGGATTGAAATAGTTTTGATGACGATTGAAACTTTTCCATTGTTTGTCTCGAAGAACAATCCCATTACTTCCCGCAAAGTGTCTCTCAAGGGGTACTCGCGCAAACACTTGTCCGTGACGTTCATCTAGTATCTGTGCAGGTTTGGGAATATCTGGGCACACGATATCTACAAACTTTGCAACATTCGTATTCAAGTTGGAATCATTCTCACCAACTTGTGTGATGTAAAAGTCGACCATCTTGACACCTAGAACACGACCCATATCCTCAACGTGTGTATTAGATTTGAGAGTCAGGTCGAGTGAGAAGGTGTTATTTGTCCCGGTGACAAAGTTTGAATCCAAAATGACATATTGAACCTTTTTAGGTATGTCGTCTAAAGACATGTCTATTAATATCTAACATAATAATATGGTTCCCGCAATCGCGAGGAACACAATTATTTTCACAGGGACGATGGCTAGTTTATGTATTTGGGACTTTATCAGGTTGATGAAGTCATATAAAAAGAAATGTCCATAATAAACTAAAGATGCTTCTCACAGCGATTTTTAACACCCTGTATGGAATGGGTCCATACTACGTCGAATCTACATACAAGTGGTTTAAGATGGCTCTTTGGGATGCACCCACTCGAGTATTTCTTGATATTCAACTCGAGCAAATGAGACTTGAAAGAAACCTAAGTGAAGACATTGACCCCGAAGAAAAGCAAGAATGAAAGAATACCACTTCCCCCTCGTCACTGACGAGTATCGGATCGCTTTTCTCCAAGCGACTGAAGCCCTCTGTCCGGACATCCAGCGCCTTATTTGGCACGAAGTTCTGTACTGCACCCAACCTATCGACCCTCCACCCACACCTAGGAAATGTCCAACTTATTCCAGGCTGTCGTCGGCTTCTTTGCCCCGAAACCTCCTCTCGTTACTAAACGAAAGTTGATCGAAGCTGTCAACGACTGCGGTGAGAAGAGGTACATCGAAGTGGAGAGAATTGTCGACCGTCGTGAAAATCTCGAAGTCCTCTCTACGAAGTGCAAGAGACTATTGTCCTTCGTAAAGAAGAAGAAGTGGGATGAGACCATGTACACTCGAATTGTAAATTTATCTGACAGGATTCGTCTCTCTATGTATAAGAATGATGATATTCTTCCACTGTTTGAAGAATTTGAGAGTGTTGAGAACTTTTTCAAGGGAAGTTCAAAGTCACAAATGAACCTAAGTAGCCTCGATAGTGTGTAATTTTCAAGATGAAGTTCGAACCTACAATCAAGACTGCCTACGAACCCACCCCCTTTCCCTACTTCCTCCCCCAGTATGCAAAGTTTAATGAGCCTGATAGACAAGAACGCGAAACTGATGCCCGAGGGGGATTATCTACAGATGTGCAGAATAATGAAGGAACTCCATCGAAGCGAGAAGACCCTCCTCGTGACCCCTGACGTGGTCGGTGAAGATTTTATCATGACATCAGATGCCCTCAACCACTGTCACAAGTGGATTGTGGCGACAAACGCACTTCAAGATGCTTATATCGACCACGAGAAAGACCCCGAAAACAAAGTGAAAGCTGGAATCTTTACACACCTTCGAGAAGCTACCAAGTCTTATTGGCGAGAGTTTACCCAAACGTATGGATACGAAGAACTCATGTGGTTTGTACATCGAGGTACAATCGCACAGAGAAATTTTAGGTACTGTGTCGGAGAGGTGCCGAGGGGTCGAGAGTAGCCGAAGTGCGTGGTTCTATACGCGCTGAAGGGTCGACAGTAGCTGGTGCATGTAGCGCTTTCAGTCTTGACAGTTCTTGTAATTGAATGTGTATCTGCTTGAGTTCGTTGCATATTTTCACGTACACCCACTCTCTCTTCGTTGGAAACATCTCATCATCCATGATTTCCATTATCTTTCGTACATGTTCCATACCTAAGTGGAGTACAGAAATTATAATTCTATATTACACGATGGATACCATTATTGAAAAGTTTCGAGAGGAATTCATCGTTGACAGAACCAAACACAACCTTTCGGAAGAGACGTACCGCAAACTCTGTGAAATCTATACACAACTGTGGGCTGAACATCACATCTAACTTTTTAC